GACCTTTCGGTCCTTACCCGGTCGTGAGACCCGTAGTCGCAAGACTACGCCAACTGTTCAAGAATTCCTAAGGAAAAGGAGTTCTCTCACGTCTTAGCTATGACCCCATTTATGGGACTACATAGTTCCACAACGTGTATGAACGTTTATTCATACGATTGCTTCCCACTCCCCTCAAAATAAAATCCTGACTATGATATACTAGTAATCTTCTAGTTACATAAAATCGGACTAATAAAGGAGGGCGGTGACGATCTGTTGGAGAAGAGGGATCCTGGTCCATGACCCCGTGTCATGGTACGGTGGAATGCCTCGGGCGGTTCGGATAATTCCGACCGCTCCTGTGTATTCCCAGAATTCCTTACTAGACGGTTATGGTAGACCGACACCCACAGGTCAAGATCTAATTACATGAATAGAAATTTATACACGATTCTTAAAATAATCAGTGTACTAAGCTTCCCTTCAATGAAACTAGGATCTAATCTGGGGTCGTTGCTAAGTAAGATTCATAAGATGGTTAAGTCCAACGGAACCCTATTTACTGTAAAGTACCTTAAACAGGCACGTTTACATGTAACTAGGACTCTCGCTGGTCAACCTCTTCTTCTCTCACCCATAAGAGTTTCTCTTGATAAACAGGGTTTCCCTATTATCTTTAAGAACTTCAAAGGGTTGGTGACAACATTACAAGGTAAGAAATTACTTTTAACACTTGTAAATATTTCACGGACTTTACGTCCAGGGAAGTCTGAAGTCATACCTGTCAGTACAGCATCAATTACCGATCCCTACAAAGGGAAAGGATTCCAAATCCCGGATTCTTTTATCACATCATTCGTTGCCACCTTTGGGTTAGCTCAACCTGTTCCTGGTTTTAGCCAGGAACAGATTAAGTTAATTTCTAAGGCCGGGCCTAATGGTCCTCAAACCTTAACATCTCAATTTACATTGAGATATTGAGACGAGAAGAACATTATTCCCGCCCTTGGATTATTACCCAAGAGTGGAAGAGAATGATTGGCGAACTTGCTGAGTCTAACCGCGTCACTGGATCATGATATATTAACATGTCCAGAAAACTCCGTAAAACGGAGTCAGACGACGAGAAGGCTCAGTATTGTTAAGGATCCTGAATGTAAAATGAGGGTTATCTGTATTGTTGATGGTATCACACAAGTGATACTGTCACCAATAATGGATTCTCTCTTTCTTGTACTGAAGAAGTTTTCTTCAGACAGGACCTTTACACAGGATCCCTTTCACCAATGAGAAAAGAATTCCGAGAGGTTTTGGTCAATTGACCTGACTGCAGCAACTGATCGGTTCCCGCTAGACTTCCAAGTTAAGGTCTTAGCCGCAATATTTGGTGATATAAACTTCGCCAGATGTTGAGCTGAGACTTTAACTGGACCAACTATTCTTGACCACCAAGGGAACCCTATACGTTATAGTGTAGGGCAACCGATGGGAGCCAAGAGTAGCTGGGCAGCCTTCGCCGTATCCCACCACATCCTTGTGCACTTTTGCGCAATGGAGTGTGGGGTACGTAACTTTAATCAATATATACTTCTTGGGGATGACATCGTGATAAAACACGACGCTATCGCTAAGAAATATATAGAAATTTTAGGAAGGATGGGAGTCGAGACATCCGAGGCAAAGACACATGTATCGTTTGATACATATGAATTTGCCAAAAGATGAATCCAGCGTGGGACGGAAATCACAGGGATTCCTTTAAATGGGATTGTAGATAATATCTACAACCCATTTATTATATTTTATATTTTCTTTGATTATTTCAAGATCAAAGGAAATATGTATTTATATAAAGGAAATCTTGTTCAGTTTTTGGCCAGCTTCTATAGACGCACGAGTCTTTACAAGTACTCATCTTCAAAGAGAAGATGGGTGCATTGAGACATGTTTAAACACATGTCTCTAAGTAAAGACTTGTATCTATTTTCCTATTTACTGAATTACTCATTTGGGTTCTTGACTGTAGAGCAAATAAGAGATTTATTTGTCCACAGTACAAGAAATCATGATGATTATCCAGTAAGCAGTTCAAAGGTAGTCCTAGAGAAAGAATTCTCTAGGGTCCTTGGAACCGCTATTAATGGGATGCTATATTTTCATGTCAAAGAACTTTCGAACTTTGCTAATTCTGTCGCCTTATTACTGAAACCACTAAAAGTAAACATTGACCAGTTTAGGTCGTTGCCTATTTTTAGTGCAATCCGTAATAATATTAAAACTCTATCTGATCAACAGTTGCAAAACTATTTTTCAGGTAGTAGTAATTTTATACCACCAGAAGTCCTCAAAGAGAACCTTCTTCTTCTAGACCTAGAGAGTCTTGCGTCTTTTTCACGTAGGCAATATACCTTCGTGATTAAGGCTGCAAAACTCTGTAGAATCATGAAGAAGAACCTCAATTTCGATCCATTTGAAGAAATGCATCGAATGAGGTCTCTACAGGTGATGAAGGCGATGACAGACTTAGTACAACACCTAGATAGATTTTAGTCTATTTCAGGGGACTGGTGCCTGAGGCATGGAAGTAATTCCATGGGGTGTAAACCCGGGTAAGGACCTTAATA